TGTCATTGGCTGCGGTCAATGGAGTGGTTTTTTCATCTTCATTATCGCCAAAAAATGAATCAAAATAATCAAAATTCTGGAAATCCGAAAACGTGCCATTTTGGTTGAAGTCAACCTTGTCGGGCGCACTGATACGATCAAGGCTCACATCACCAATCAACGGAATTTTAAGCGCATCCGGCGCAATGCTGTTGATTTTGTTTGAAATAAAGTCAACCGAACTGACTACTTTTTGAAGGCCAAATTCAATGCCTGCAATCATGGTATTCATGGCACCGATAACCGCGCCTGAAATTACATTAGGCAGGTTTTCAAATGTGACCTTGATACGGTCAAAAGCGAACGCGCCTGCACCAATAACCGCATTGAACACGTTCTTGATCACGGGCAGGATTGATTCCCACGCGCTTGACACGTCACTAGCCGAAAGGCCAGCCCATTCTGCAATTCTGACAAAAACGTCAATGACTGCCTTGCCAATTTTAATCGCAAGCGACCCTAAAAAATTAAACACTCCAATTAGCACATTGAGAGCGTCAACCACCAAGCCAATTGCACCAAAAAGAACGTTGCCGATCAGGTTGACAAAGCCCGCAAAAACCGGATTTGAAATTGCAGACGCAAGCCGCTCATATGCGCCTTTTAGGTAATCCGCACCCAAGCCGGAAACCTCAAACAAGTCACCAAAAGCATTTTGCAAACCTGCAATAGCCCCACCCAGGTCATCCCTTGCAGCCTTTGCAGACCCGCCAAATTGCGTTTCAAGTTCCTTCAAAATAAGTGCTTGTGCACCAGCAATATTGTTGGTTTCAACCATCTGCTTAACCGCCGCCTTTTGGGCTTCGGAAAAGGTAATGCCTGATCGTGTCAACGCCGTCATGCCTGTAACCGGATCATTCAACGCCTTGCCGACCTGAATTGCGGCAGATTTGAGATCAGTCTTGAGGGCCGTTGCCACATTCAATGTCGCTTCGGTTGCTGCTGGAAATACGTCACCACGAATGCGCGTAAAGGTCAGCAATATGCCTTGCGCCGCGTTGGTGACTTCGTCGCCAAATTTAGTCACCCCTTGAAGGGCTTTGGCATGAGCGTTGAGAGATGCTACCGTCTGGCCTGACACACCACCCGTTGACGCAAGAGCCGCCGCAAGCTGTGTTTGCGCCGCCTCGGCTTCAACCGTAGCACTGATAAAGCGCCGAATGCCAAGCGTTGCAGTTGCCAGAGCGCCAGCAAGAATACCCACAACCGCACCTTTGGCCATTGTGGACATTTTGGAAAAACTAGCTCCGAGCCTGTTATTTGAGCGAGCCAGGTTGTCATTAGCTGCTTTTGCTTTGCCTGATCTAGCTGCAAATTGACCAACAGACTTTCCGGCCTTATCAGCCCCGCGCTTTACTTTGTCAGCGCCTTTTTCAGCACGACCAGCGGCCTTGTCCATTTTGTCCAAGTCGCCAGCCGCGCGTTTGGCTTGGCTGCTATCAATGACATAATCAAGTTCTGCAATACTTGTCATTTTGAAGCCTCAGCCATTATTTTTTGTTGCAGTTCAGCATTTGCCTCGCTGCAAAACGCCACGTCCATCTTTCTCAAAACAGACAATTCAAAACGGTTTACCGGATGCCCGGAAACTGAAACCCATGAAGCCCATTCAAGGAATGATAGCTTTGAAACACCATCACTATGATTTGAACGGCCTTCATGCACTTCCAAAAACCACCACCAAACATGATCAAACCCGTCTGGGATTGTCATCTCTGGCGTTAAATCATTTCGCCCGAAACGCGCGTTTCTATCACGACGTGTTCCGTTGCCATAGTCGATTTCGTATCGGGCGAAATTGTGAGCCGCATCAACTAATTTTTGACCGGCTTCTTCGTAAAATTTTCAAGATCGGATGCCTGCTCTTGAACCTGATCAAAAAACCAATCAATCTCCAAGGCCTTACGCTTGTTCTTGTCACTGCACGGCGGGTTTGATTCACCGTCAATATCAAGATCTGCATTTTCCCAACGCCATGAAACAATGGCTGCGCTCGCGTGTGCAATTGCCTGTTCTTCTGCCATTTTGGTGGTGAGCGGCTTGTTTTTGCGAGCCATCTTGATGTTTTGATCGTTGGTCTTGCGAACAACTTCCTTCATTGCATCAGACTGCACTGACTGCACAGAAACAAAGATTGAAAGCCCCTCACCCGTTTGTGGGTGAAGGACTTCAAATTCATGCGCAGGATTAATTTCCAGAAGGCTTGAAATATCCATATTACACAGCCGTCGGGTTTACGGTCAATTCAGTTTGGACCAAACCAAGGGTGTAAACCTCAAGGTCAAAATCCTCGTTCCGGCCATTTGGACGGGTTGGACCGGTGCATTTGCCGCGATAGTAGTGAGTCGTGGATGTCAATGCGGCGGTGCCATCGTTTTTGACCCACTTGAACGCATATGCCTGGTTGTCAGCAACTGCAGAAATAGTCCGCATGATAATCTGGCCAGCATCGTTATAGATGCGCTCACACTCAACCGCCGGATCACCAGCGTTTGCAATGCCTTTGGATTTTTGTGTGACGGTTGTGCCCATCGTGTCATAAGAAACGATGTTTTGCTGCGTACCAGTTTCACCAACCGAGCCAACGCCTTTGACCTCAACCCAAGTCAGGGCTTCAAACCCAGATTGGTCAAGATCAGCCGCTTGGGCAGTTGAACACACGTAAAATTTTGAGCCTGAAAGAGTATCAGCCATCGGGTTTTCCTTTTTTGGTAGGTTTCATTTCTGAAAGGGGTTTCACTTCAATTCCGTTGTTTTCACACAAGGATTCGATTTCTGGATAACTGCCATTTAGCCAAATCAATTTTACATCCGCTTCATGGCAGGGGAACGCGGAAACATTATAAGCAGGTCTGCCCATTTTGTTTTTGACGTGGGTTGGTGTGTAAATACATTCTTTCATCAAATGGGCCTCGCTTGATAGTTGATCGTAACTGGCGTTCTGGCCTTGCCTTGATCCGGCAAGGTCTGCCCAATCGACGGGTTGTTTGTGACCTTGACCGCAACACCAGTCTCGTAAAATTGCGAATCCTTGGCGAAGTGATCAGCCAAATTTCCAGCGATTGTTTTCGGCGCAATCGCGCCTTCCTGTTCCGGGCTAACGACGGTTAACTGCAGTATGCCTTGATGCGCCTTGGCCTCGGAAATGCCCTCATAGGCAAACCCGTTTGGAAGGTGTGCCACTTCAATATAGGTCGCGTCCGTTGGTGTGAATTTCACATTCGGATAAGCGATTGAATAGCCGCCTGCAAACGTCTCCATTCGTTCACAAAGTGCCTTAAAGATGTTGGCTTCGATGGTCATTTAATCCGAGCCTTCAAGATTGCGGCGTTTTTGTTTACGAATTGCGGCCATTTTTGCGCAGCCCCGCGCAAGAAGAAATCAGGGGCTTGTCCACGTGCACCAAATTCACGATGCTTTGCATAGTTCGCCGTCCAGCCGCCTGTAATCGTGTCCCCGATCTTTGCGCCAGCAATCGTCAGAACGTAGCTTTCCGGCCCCGTGTTATTGTATGCGCCGTTAAGCCCTGAAACATGGCTATTGCGCAAGAAACCGGTATCCACACGCATCCGCCCGCCCTTGGCTGTTGGCTTTTGAGCGTCAGCAACCACGTCCTGAGCGGAAGCCTTAAAAACCGCCTTTTGCCGCTCTTTTGTGGCTCGGACAAAATCGCTAACTTGTGCGCTAAATTTGGTCATTGGACATTCGCAAAATAATCAATTCTGACATTCAATGCGCACCTGCAATTTATGACTTGTGCCGCCCCGCCGCTTGGGTCGCCGGGATGCAGCATGGAAACGCCACCAACTGTAAAAGGCTCGTCAAGACCTACTGACTGGCCGTCCGCTTCCATGTGATCTGCTCTTGTTCGCTTGTCTCCGGTTGCGTCCCACACCCGTCTGATCTGGTTTGCGTTAACCTTTCCGGTGTCCACGATCTGCTTTAGACCCTCGTGCTGTCCGGCATGAAGGCTTGCGATGGTTTCTGTTCTGGCAATCGTGTCACCGCGCAATTTCAAAAGCCGGTCACTGTAGCGATTGGTTATCTTGTCAATTTTGTCATCCGAAAGCGGCTTACCGTCCCGCGCTGCCCGCCTTAACAGCGAATCAAACCTTGCGTCTCGCTTTGTGCGTTTCAAATAGTCTGCATACTCGCCAGAAATCAGCTCCTGACGCGCTTTTACTACGGCTTCGGCCTGCGGCTTGGATAGCCCCACAATGCCGCCTGCGCGGCGCTTTGTGCGTTTATCAATGCGCCCGACAATATCAAGCGCCGTTGATCGTGGGTTTCTGCCGTCAATCAAGCCTTGCTGTAATGTCTCTCGAAGGATGTCACGCTGTTCTGTCACGATCCGTGTCACCAGATCAGAGGAATGATTAGCAAGCCATCGTTCCGCGCGTGGGTTTCTGCCATCGAACCGAACGACAAACGCGCTGCCGGATTGATCCCTTAGGCTTAGCCCGTCAATTGTGTTTTTGCCGCCTTCGACATATGCCGCGTTCAATACCCGTTCAAATTCAGAAAATGCAGCGGCATCAAGGAATATGGCCTCGATTGCTTCCGCAATGTTACCGCTTTCCAATGCGCTTACGATTTGACCGATTTGAGCCTTTGACGTGATTTCATCAATGCCCGCCTGAAATGCCTTAGCCAATTCCGGCTCGTATTTTTTAAGCAGATCGGCAATGGTCATGACCTGATTTGCGCTTCCCACATGACAACCGTTCCGGCAGGTGAAAGCGGCATAAGGTCAACAATCTCGTGAGCCTCACCGCCAACTGTTAGCCGATCATCTTTTGATGGTGTGACGGTCAGACCCTGCGTTGAAATGTATGCCTTTTTATCCCCACGCAAAACCAGCGTTCCGTCAATATCCGATTGTTTCCAATCCAAAATAACAACCGTGCAAGCGTGATCTGTTTCGGTTTGCGTCGGGCTGTAAGCCGTGCCGGAATTGGCTGTTTGCGTAAGCGTTGCAGTTTGACCAAAATTCGCCAGCAGGTTTTCTGCTGTGGCTCTTGAATTGAGATAATCAAAAGCCATTATGCCCTCACAATCTTACCGCCGCCCCATGAGCCGTTATTACCAAACCCGCCGTTGACAAGATCAGATAGCCAATTTGTGACTTGCGGGTATTGGGCCTGCAATGCAGCACCATCCATGTAGGTGACCGAAAGAGGCCCCACCTGCTCGGATTTAACCGCTCGTGAAAGCGTTGTTTCCAATTCCGTCCCGCCTGCAATGATTTTAGCGGCCTCAAATTGAGCGTACTTCAAAACATCAGGGATAGTGTCAGCCTCATAGCTGTAACCGTCACTGTCGATCGCATAAGAGCGCGGCCATGCACGGGCCTGATCGCGGTTTGTGCGAATGCCCTTCCATTTGCCGCGGCCCACATTGTCAAGATAGGTCGCGGCTTTTCGAAGCGCCATTTCTTTGTGTTCGTTTGAGCCGTCCCAATTGCCGCTTTCACGCGCCGCAAAATAGGCGTCGGATTCCGCAAGCGTTCCGTATGTATCAGCAGACGCGCCGCCTATTGTTGCATCAAGAGCCATGGGTTAGCCTTTCGACTTAGGCGGACGGCCCCGCCTTGGGGCAACGGGTGCCACGTTTTCCGGTTTCACTTCTTTTTTGACGGCTTGCCCTTTTTTGATGATCCGCCGCCCTTTTGGGGCTTTTTCGTCTTGTACAATTTCATACTCATCTCCAATATTCATGATGTTTCCCTTCTGCCGTAAATCGCGCTTTAAATTTTTTTATTGATTTTTTTAATTGTTCAGATTATATTTAACCCGTTCAACAAAAAACGGAGATAAAGAAATGGAAGTTAAAATTCTTACAGCTAACCAAGTATGCGAGCGTTTGGGCATTGGTCGCACTACATTGTGGCAAATCGAAAAATCTATTGATTTTCCGAAACCCTTTAAGATCGGCAAGGCCAACGCTCGCTATTTGGCTTCTGAGTTAGACGAATGGATTGAGCGCCAAGCTGCTAAACGCAAGTAGTTGACCAACTTGTCTCCCCAAATCCAATTAGTGAACCGGGCGGGGGAACCTCGCCCGGTCTGACTAATGGGATTAGCCCATCAGGATTGCGATATGCTCTGGCTGCACAGCCTTGAAACCCCATGCAAGATGCAGTTCCCATGTGCGCTGACCGTACTGTGAAATGTCCAGCATCAGGTAGGTCATGCCCATGCCATCCGAAACCAGCATCTGCTGGATAGTCGGGTTTGCAGGCATAAGAGGAGGACGCATAACACCAACCACAGCACCGCGGTCAAAAGCGACGTTCGGTGTGTAGTTATTGCCGATGGTCATTTCGGTCGTGTCAGCAAGGGTAGCTGCGATACCGGGCTTGCCGATAACGGCAGTGCCAGACGCAGCCGTAAAGCCGCTATTGACCACGTACTTTGTGGAGTCACCCGCAAAGGTAACAATGTCACCGGCCAGAAGCGAACCGCCGTCGCCGCCGTCAAGTGCGATTGAAGTTTCGCCAATTGGCTCACCACCAGCCGCATCAAGGCCGGTCGCGGTGCCTTTGGTGTGCAGGTTGATTCCGGCAGACTGACGAAGTTCGAAGCCAAACTGGCGACCAACAAAGCCTGAACGACGCTCACCATCCGAACCGGCAGTATCCGCAGACTGAACAACGCCAAGCTTCAGCAGGTTGGCCTCGGATGTGGTGTCCATGACAAACTGCAAGTCAGAAAGCGGAGCGCCATTGTCTCGCAGAATTTTGCGGACATCGGCAAGCGGGTTGATGTTTGAGGCAAACGGGTTTGTGCCAGCAGTACCAGCCGCATAAGACGCGCCGGTATAGATCGCAGAAACCGCATCGGCTTCCGCTTCATTGCGAAGCCCGCGCATCATTTGCGCAACAGTCTGTCGAATCCATTCAGCAGATGTTGCGCCATTGTCCAGAGAACGCTGTTGTTCGCCAGTCAAATGAAATGACTGTTTACGCGATTTGGCGATCTGGACCTCCACGTCAGAAGCAACACGGTCATCGCCAGTGCTTGATACGTTTGAAGGCGTAAAGTCTTGGTTTGATGCGCTAGGGGCAACGGGGACTTTAACAACATCGCCTTTAGCAACGCCTTTGTCATCAAAAGATGTATTGATTGCATCAACAGCGCCGAAAGGCTCCGCTGATACGGTTTGTGCAGCCGAAAAAAGGATCGGCTGGAGGGTAGTCAGGGTATTAGCCATGATAGTTTCCTATTAGGTTGGTGCCGTCATTCCTGAACGGTCACATTGGGGTTGGCCTTGAAGTAAGCGGCCTTTTGTGCTGCGGTCATTGCTGCCAATTCGGAAGCCTTGACCGTCTGTGAAGTAGTGCTTCCCGCACTGTTGCCGCCCGGTGGCGTCCCGCTACCCGGCTTGGTTGTCGCCTTAAACAGCGACGGGTATTTCTCAGATGCTTGTGCCACCAAATCAGCAAATGAGGCATCCCGCCCGTCCTTGCTAATCATTGGTGATCCGTCGGCATCGAATATCTTGACGACACGCTTCCCGTTGTCATCTTCGATCTTTGCGCGGCTTTTGAGAATGTCAGGAAGCAGTTCCGCGCCTACTTCCGTAACCCCGGCTTCCATAAGAGCCGATTTAAGTCCGCTTTCAACGCGGGCCTCATGTTCGCTGGCCTCAATAGCAGCAAGACGATCCATGGTTTTCTGCAATTCAGTTTTGTGCTGTTCCGTCAGCTTTTCGCGCAGCTTGTCCCATTCACCAGCCTGCTTTGCCCTTTCCTCTTCGGACTTTTCGCGGGCTGATTTCATCTCCGCAATTTCTTCTGGGGAAAGACCAAGGCCCTGATATGCTTTAGCGGCCTTTTCCATTTCCTTGCGGGCTTGGCGCTCTTTCTGCAATGCACTTTTTAGCGCCGCAGCATCGTCGTTTGTATCAGTCGTGTTTGTGCTTTCGTCAGTGATGACGGTTTCTTCTTCACTCATTTTAGCTTCTCGCTAGGTTTGTGGCGTCACGCCAATTTGAGGCAGTGCATCACGCATAGCCTCTTCATTTTCACCCGGTTCATTCAAAAGCCGTTCGGCCTCATCTTCCGGGGTTACATCATCAGAAATGAACCCGCGCCGGATAAATTCTTTCAAAACAGTCTCGGAACTAAGCAGCCCCGCAGTCCAAGCCGTTGTTAGCGCCTGAATATCAACCGCGCCCTTGGACGTAATGCCAAAGTCCTTATTGACGATAACGTCAGGCTCTTGACCGGATACGCCGCCCAAAATGCCCATGAATTTAAGCGCGTTTTCCAGCCCGTCTTTAAGCGCGTCTGCCATACGTCCAAGGCGGCTGTTTTCCTTTACATCGTCACGAACTTCGCCAGTCGCTGTTTGTGCTGGCTCAGCTTGTAGCAATTGCAAGCCCATTGCCTGCATTTGAAATTCAAGCTCTTTGATATCGTCATGACCAGATCCGATAGCCGCGCCGGAATGCTCGACATATCCCATCTTGGAGTCAGGATCGGATGCGCGAATAAAGCTGCCGCCACCGACAACGATTTCTTGATCCTCAGGCAGGCCAGAACCAAACAAGATAGGAACTCTTGCAACGTGCAGGATATTCCTTTGGTCGCTAGATGATTGCCAATGCGTGATATTTAAGTCTGCCAAGTCCTGCAAAGGCGGCTCGCCTGTCATGAATCCGGTTTGGTTTGTGTAAACGGC